CTTTTAATGAAAATAACCAACATCCAGAATGGTATGCTGGAAGAAATGTTATAAACAGTTTTGGATTCCCAGAAGACAGTCTTGTTGAAGAATTTTTAAATGGACTAGACGTTGTTTTAAGTTGTGAAGTATTTTATAGCGACACTCTAGTTTTAAAAGCCAAAGCACGTGGAATTACAACCATCTTACAATATAACTATGAGTTGTTTGAAAATCTTTCTGTTCCAAGGGCACCACTTGCAGATATTCTGCTTGCTCCAAGTTTGTGGAATATTGATCGTGTAAGGTCTATGTTTGGTAAAAGATGTAAGATTATACATTTACCACCACCAACCAATGATTTATTGTTTAGCAAAATAAAAGAAAATAATTTATCTAAAGATCACAACAGATTGCTGCACATAGGTGGCAGAAGAGCCGCACGTGATCGAAACGGTACAGAAACAATTATGGCTATGCTTAAATACTCAAAGGCTGACTACGAACTTGTTATTCAAAGCCAAACGCCAATAGATACAGTACCAACAGATTCAAGGCTTAAGATTGAAGTTGGCAATCCTGCTAATCGTGAAGATATGTATAATGGTTTTGATGGCATGGTATTGCCTCGTAAATATGCTGGACTTTGTCTTCCAATGAATGAAGCTCTTTTTAGTGCAATGCCAGTTTTTATGACTGATATATCACCAAACAATCAAATTCTTCCAAGTAAATGGCTTACAGCAACACATAGTGATGGATTTTTTATGGCTAAAACGAAGATAGCTTTATTGTCAGCAGATCCTAGAAATTTAGCTAAATTGATTGATGAATATATTAACTTAGATAGTAATCTAAAACATGAATTAAAAAACCAAGCATTTGAGATAGCTCAACAAAATTTTTCTGTAGAAAAATTAAAACCACAGTATTTAAATCTCATAGACGGACTTAGATCTAAACCTACTATCTAGGATCAATCTTTTTATTTCTTTAAACGAATCATCATTGCTAGATAGATAGTCATATCTTAGGTTGGTAATGTCATATGATTTTTGTTTGGAATTTAATCCATATACTTTAACATCATCCATTTCTATTCCACCCACATTATAAAAATTGCCATAAACCGATCTCCATAGCCCATCTAATAAAATAATTTTTGACAACTTTTTCTTTTCCATAATCATTGGAACATGAAGCTCATAATTTATAACTTTAGTTTTAAGTTTACGATAAATTAATGATTCTGTTTTTATTAGCATCTTACCGTAAGCACTTATATTAGGATCAACACCATTGTTTATTTTATAATTGTTTATTTTGTCTAATAAAAAACCACCATGGGTATTTGGAAGTGTGTCAATTTTGTTTATTATATAAAAGTCATCATTCATTAAGATAAATGATTCTGAAATTTCAGGGCTGTTACATATAGCTCTTAGATTATTTTTAGCATTGACATACTTTGATCTATTCTGACTAACAGGGATGTGGTTTCCAGTATACCAGCCTGGCTTTCCACCAACTACCCAGATTTTATCGTGTGGTAAGTTTTTAACAACAGATCTAATTGAGTATCTTAGCTCTTCGTTATCCCCTGGTTTACAAATATATACTACGTCCATACTACTTCCCATTATACAGGAAAGGCGGGCCATCTCTGACCCGCCCAATCCTTATAGAAGGTCTACTTGTTTGCAGACTTCTTTGCTACTGGCTTCTTTGCAGAAGCCTTCTTAGCAGCCTCTGAGAGCTTCTTAGAGGCTTCTTTAGCTACTACCTCAGCAACAAGTCCAAATGCTGGATCTTGCTTGTTAATGTAGCGCAAGACTGTTGGGATAGCTGCTGCCCATAGTCCATTAGCTACTGTTAGCCATTCACCAGTGCCAAAGTCTAGTGGCGATGCCAATCCAGTACTTGTCATGGTGGTTGTAATTAGTGCTAGCACAACACCAAGTAGGTTACGTGCATATGAATCTAGTGCTGCTTTGATATTCTTTGTATTCATTTTTTATTTCTCCTTGTTTTCCTCTGGCAAGATAGTTTTAAGTTCCTTATATGCAGAGTCTATTTCCTCTAATATAATTGTGTGTGGACTTGGAACTGCCTTACCATAAGTATTAAAATAGTTAAGCTGTGGCTCAACCTTGCTTGCAAAGTTACTAACTTTATCTTGAACCTCTACAATGTAGTTAAATGCATCATCTCTAGAAGTATTTAAGAACTTAATGTATGATTCATTAGCAATTTCTTCACGATTGGAAACTATGTTGCTAAGACTTTTATTTTTGTTTCTAGACAATACTAGCAGGGTACCCAATAAAATGCTCAAAAAAGAAAGCACTACAACCAATGTAATATATAAAAACTGATTATCAACAATCATTTATTCTCTCCTAATGCTTTTCTTACTACAAGAACAATTGCTCCATTGTCTTCTAGAGCCTTTTTTACTAAAAATACATACTGAATTGCTTCACGTTTTGCAAACTCATCAAGGTTAGCAAAAAGTTTTTCGTCAAGCCTTATTGTTATAAAGTTTTCATTTTCAAGAAGCTGTACCCCTGCAAAACCTTTAGGAGCTTCTATTGAATGAAAGGCTCTTTTCATTGCATCAGTGTACATTAGCATCCTCTTTCCAGTGTAGATAAGATTTAATATAAACCACGCCATATGCAATTGCAGAAACAATAAAACCATATTGCTCAGTAATGACTGCGTAAATAATCCAGATTGCCTCATTGAATAACAAAACAAACCAGCCCCAAAGAGTCTTCTTGCCTACAAAATAAATTCCAGCAACGCCAATAGCGGCAAGTATCCATGACCAATATTCCATAATTAGCTATCCGTTGTTAGTGCTTGCCAGGTTTTTGCCCAGCCCTCTTTGGCTTTATGTCTATTAAATTCCCTAGATATGTCTCCTTGTTCAAAATAAACTCCACCCCAAACTCCAGTTTCTTTTCCAGAAACCCCTGCAGCAAAACACATTTTTCTCACTGGACACTCCCTACAAACTTTATCTACTATAGGCCTTAGTTCAAGATCTTCTTCATAATTATCAAAGTAATCATTTGTTTCTTCTCCAAGACATGCAGCCTTGTCTTTCCATGATTGGTTTTGCATGTCTTACTCCACATATCTGCTTGGAACTTTCCATCCATAAGATTCAGCGTTAAAAATGTTTTTGATATACCAAACTCCATTAATTTTTACACCATTAGGCTTGTAAAGTGCCCCTGATGTTTTAATGAGTTCCACTACATTCCAACCATCCCATGATAATGATTTATTTTTTGAGACGATCTCTTCCATCTTCTCTAGTGAAGCTACTACCATTTTTACCTCTTTATTTTGAGTTTTATTATTTGACATTAGTATCTAAATATCCCTACTTCAATACCGCTAAGTTCTGCCTCAGCAACCAGCTTAGAGTTATACTCTCCTGGCTTGCTTAAAAAAACGAGATAGTTTATTTTGTCAATGTTTTGTTCAGCCCAAGAAATAGGAACCTTGTTATATCTAATTTTGATACCTCTAGCTTTTAGGCTACGTTCAGTAATGTTACAAAATTCTGTTACAAAGTTGTTGATATTTTTAGGCCCAACACTGTATACTAAAATTTCTTTATCTTCTTTAGGAAGAGAAGACATGCCAACTGACATAGACCTCATAAAGATATTGTAGTCATTAAAATTAGTTGTACCCTGTACTGCAATTATCAACTTAAAACCCACTCTTTAAACTATTGTAAATGTATAACAACTTGCTTACTTCTTCTTCAGATAAATTTTTCATCTCAGTTAATTTTTTATTACCTGGATCAAACTTTCCATCTATTACTTCTGCATAATAAATTTTATTTTTGTCTAGCCAGTATGCCTTTTTATCTGGCATCTCTATGTAGTCAAACGTCTTATCTTGTTCGTATATTATTGCTTGACTGTATCTGTGTCTTGAATCAAACATTAAGTCTGGCAAAAAGTTTTTAATTAATAAAAACATAGAGCTTTGACGAACAAGAGCCTTCTTATCCTTTTTAGGGTAGTTAGCTTTATTGTACTGTCTAATTATAGCAATTAAGGTTAGGGTTGTCAATACCCCAAATAAAAAAAGTTCCATTGTTTTTCCGACCTCTAAAGGGTTCGTAAAGTTTTTAGTTTGTGGGCAACGGTTGTGTCAGTAGCTTCTCCATCACGATATAGTCTGATGACTGCTACTGGGTCTTCTTCGCTAGCATTTAGGCTAACGTCTGTTCCTGGAACATTGTAAGTTCCACTGCGAATAATTCTTGTTACTTTTCCAGATGCTCTTCCTCCAGAAGAGTTCCAGGAGACCATTGATCCAACTGTAACAGATTTAAATATTTGTGTAAGCTGATCTACATTTGTATAGTCTTTTCCAAAATTAGAAAACAAGGCTTTGTCCATTTCACGGTTTGCAATTGCACGTGACCAAGAGAATCCTGCGTCTCCACCCCAGGCGTCCCACATAATACGACCGTTACTAGGATTGCTTGTATTGTAAAAGTCTTTTCCTTTTTTGTCTACTTCATGTCTGGCGAAGAAAGAATACATTCTTTTAACTACTGATAAAGACATTGATCTTCCAGCTACGATATCTGTTGCCCTACCCCAGCCAACTGGCGTTCCAGCTCCTGTAGCTTTTCCTTCTGCTTTCCATTTAAGTGCACGACGTGCTGCAGACTTCATTCCAGATGTTGGAGAATAGCTATCTGCTTTTGAAATCATTTCCATTTCATCCATGTCATGGTCTTCCATTTCAAAAACTGTTGCGTCTACATACATCATTCCAATGCTATAGGCGGTTGGCTCCCACGTGTCATCGTCTTCTTCATAAATTCTTACAGACATCGCTGGATTTTCTGGTGGCATAGACTCAAGAGCATACTCTGATCCAGGTGTTCCAAGTGTTCCACCCTCCCACATGATGTGTTCAACAACTCCATGAACAACACCCTCAGAAGTCTGACCCATTACGAAGTCACCTTCTTTGATCGCTGACTTTGTTGTCATTGAACTATTTCCAGCAATTACAGCACCAGTAGAGTCAGAAACATATACTGGCTTACGACGCTTTGCCTTAAGTTTGCGACCAACATTTTTAGACTTACCAGTTGGCCAGTCTCCTGGCTCTTTGATGCCACCGCTATTATTTTCTGTCATAATAATATTATATCATCTTTCTTCAAACAGTCGTTTTATTTCGTCCAAAGAACTTTGTTTTCTTTTAGATAAGCCTGAGATCTCTTCTTCATCAAAAGCCTTGTCTGTTAAAAACAGTATTGGGTTTCTAGACTTTGGATTATTCATCTCAAGAAAGCCTAGCTCTAGAAAAAAATCTACCTCATTTTTTACAAAATTTAATCTTTTATGCATAAATTCGGGGACAACATCGTTAATGTCATTTGTAAAGCTATAAACAAACTCACCACTTTTGGAATCAATTCCAGAAACTTCTACTACTCCACTAAGGACTAGCTCTTCAATAGATGGCTCTAGCATTACAATGTCTTTGCTCTAGCCTTAGCCAATACTTCAAAGTCTTTTACCTTGGTGTCTCCTAGGTACCCCCAGGCATAGCCCTTCTCAATCATTTCAGTATTGATTGAGTTGCCTTCGCCATCAAGGTATAGCCAACCAAGGATGCGACCATATTTTTCAGATGAATCCATCTTCTCAGTTTTAATAACAACAGTCTTTGCTGCCTTGATACGATCTGCCAAATACTTCTTAGACTCTAGGCCTAAAACTTTTTCTGCCTTATCCTTTGTACGACTTTCTGGGGTATCAATGCCAGCCAACCTAACACGTGAAGTAAAACTAATATCAAACCCTAAATCAATAACTACGTCAATAGTGTCTCCATCTACAACGTTAGTAACTTGTTTTACATAATATTCAAACATCTAGTCATCTCCCTTTAGCCTATTTTCAATAAGCTTTTCACGTTCGTCTACAACTTCTATTGCAAAACTCATCATGTTTTTATACCCCAAAGGATTACTCATAATTTCTTCATAGTGGTGTGCACAAAACAATAAGTCTCCGTCTACACCCTTGACATAAATATAGGCTTGTGCGTCGCAACCATGATCACAACGATCATTTGCATTAAGGACCCATTCTTTTTGTTTAGCTTCTACCATTACTTGTCCTTACTATAAAATCCACTGCCGTTAAACATAACGGCACCTAACGAGTATACACGAGTGAGGCTCAAATTGCAAGTCTTGCACTGATATCCAGGATCTTCATCATTGATACCACGAACAAATGTTTCTCTAACTTTGCAATCTGAACACTCATACTCGTATATAGGCATTTTTACAATCTACCCCAAGTAATAGGACCAACAATTCCATCTACTTTTATTCCCTGTGCTGCTTGAAAAGCCCTGACAGCTTTATCAGTAATTGGGCCAAACTGTCCATCAACTTTTAGACCACCAAGAGCAGTCTGCAAGTAACGAACGTTTGCACCTGTTGATCCTCGTTTTAAAGAGCTAGTCAATCTTGGTTTTGTTGGAATTGCTGCTGGAGCTGGAGCTGGGGTAGGGGCAGGTGCAACACCAGAAGCTCTTTTGTTGCACTGATCTACTATGTAGTCTAGCTGGGACATTATAAAAGGTCCAGGACAGGCAGTTGCCTTGTACTGTGAGTGCCAAGCTATAAAGAACTCTGATTGCTTAACTGAAGGTTCATTCTTAGCAAACCCTTTTCCAGCCCTAGGTGACTGACTGGCGTGATAAACAATTACGTCAATGAGTGCTTCTAGTGCAGCAGGGGAAACTGGCCAGTCCCCTCCAACAGATGAGTTGTCAACCTCAAATGTTACAGAGTTAGGGTCAGGGGTTCCACCTGTTGAGTATGGTCTGCGATCTGGATTAACAATTCCAGTCACAGCCCCACTGTTTGCGATGTGATAGGTTGGATGGGAGTTGCGAGTGTTTGCGTTCGCAACATACCCCAATCCGTTAGTTCCTGCAACGTGGTGAATCACTACACCATTTATTGGTTGTCCATTACGACTACCGCCAAATCCGTTGTCTTTAATGCCTGATACTTTTGGATACCATGTCATTTTTTTCTCCTTATTTTATTAGAGTTTGCTTTATTTTACTAAAGCCAACAGGTACCGTTCTCGGTTAGTTTAGTTTGGACCAAGTTAAAGGGCCGACAATGCCGTCAGCCTTTAGTCCCTTGGAAGCCTGAAAAGCAACAACAGCAGCGTGAGTCTTTGGACCAAATGGGCCAGGGGGATTTACGCCTAGTTTGCTTTGTAGATAAGCAAGGTCTGGACCTGCTGGAGAGCCTTTGAAAAGCTCTTTGCCAGGATAAGGCCTTGCTCCGCTAGCAGATGCAGCAGGTGCCTTTGCTGGAGCTGCAGGGGTGGCAGGTGCAGCACTTGTAGGTGCTCCACGGAAAGCTTCGTAGTCAATGTTTCCAGCACCCATTGTCGGCTTACCGCCAACTCGGAATGAGAAGTGAAGGTGTGCACCATATCCGTTTTCTTTGCCAAGACCTGAGCCACCAGTTAAGCCAATTACTTGACCCTGTTTTACTGCTTGTCCTGGCTGTACGTCAATACGTGAAAGGTGTAGGTAGTCTGCGGTGTGGCCTGATGGGAAGCTTAGGAAGACCATGCGTCCACCAGCACCAGCAAAGGTTGGAACAGTATTAATAACAGTTCCGTCAGCAACGGCTTTTGCTGGTGTTCCAGTAGCAACAGCGTAGTCAACTCCTGGGTTTACTGAAGGCTTTGCACGATTCTTGTGTCCGTTAAAGCTATCCGAAATTGATCCGCCATCTACTGGCCTAATCCAAGTTGTCATATTAAATCTCCTTATAGGGTTAAATGCTTTTCAGCATAACTCTATTATATCAGTTTTTAAGATGAGCCTTTTATCAACGTACTCAGGTTGTTTTTTTACTTGATATTAATTACTTTAGGCTTCTTCTCTTCTGGAATATTCCTAATTAGATTAATGTATAGAATGCCATTGTCAACTGTTGCTCCATCTACCTCAAAATATTCAGGTAGTGTAAAAGAACGAGTAAACTTACGAGCAGCAATACCTTTGTGCAGGTATTCCTTATCGTCAGAATCATCTTTTGTTGACTTGATAGTTAGGACATTCTTTTCAGTTGTAACACTGATCTCATCCCTTTTAAATCCAGCTACCGCAAATTCCATGACCAAAGTATCTTCGTCAATCTTTACAATATTGTATGGTGGATAGCTAGGTTTTGGTGCTGCCAGGGTATTCAAACCCATATTAAAAAACGGATCTTTTAAGAACTCCGTAGTAAATGTTGTTACCATGTTATTTCTCCTTTTCAGCGAGTTATCTTGTTCCTCCCCTTTACGGGGCAGGTATATAAATTATATCATAATCAGAGCCTCCAACAGGACTTGAACCCGTCACCTACGCATTACAAGTGCGTCGCTCTACCAGATGAGCTATAGAGGCATTATTAGTTAATCTTACCACGCTTACCACCAAAAATCAAGTTTGTAATGTGGTTTTTTATACTGACTTTTTCTCCAGATGCTTTTGTCCCATTTCTATAAAAGTTTTGAAACACTGGCTTTGTTATTGGCACCGAAATTGCTTTTATTCTTTTACGATGATAGTCTTCAAAGTCTGTTGACAGTTCTGTGTCTTCTTCTATTCTAGATTCTTTTAGTTTAAACTTTTCTACAGTTGCTCTTTCAATTGGAAAAAATACAAACAGGGGCTCACCCTTTTTAAAGCTATAGCTGCCTGGTTCTGTAAGAAGAAAGTTGTAGGTAAAAGTATAGGATAGCCAATCAGTTTCAACAATGGCATCTAACGGTTTAAGTCCCTGCTTTGTTTCATTAGGAACTCCACGAATGTAAGTTGAAAAACCTTCTGGAGTTCTTATAATAAAATCTAGATGTATAGTAAAAGTTCCACCACCAAAATAACTATGAAGGTGATCTTTAAAATATTCTTCTTCAGATGTTACCTGGAAGTCAACATCTTTTTCTTCTACCCCTCCATACCAGTCTAAAGTGAAGTCTGCTGGACACAAAACTGTATAGCCATACTGATTAGCAATATTTAATGGTATACACTTATAAGCAAATTTATCCCTTGAGTCATCCATCCAGTTTCTTTTTGCTGTTAATGGAACTACTGGAAACACTGGAGGGCCAGGCAACAACCTGTTAAGTATTATCTCTTGCTTACCCATAGAATACCTCTTTCCTTGCGACTCTGACCAGACTTGAACTGGCGACCCCTACCGTGACAGGGTAGTGCTCTAACCAACTGAGCTACAGAGCCTAAAGAGAGCATCCAGTGAAATGGTTCTTATGAGTCATGCTAGGATACTCTCAGAGTGACTAGCGAGAATTGAACTCGCACATTAACCTTGGCAAGGTTACACACTACCATTATGCGATAGTCACTGGTGTCCATTTTTATCTCTTCTACCCTTGAGAGTGGTATGGACCACACCATTAGCTGACCCACCTGGATTCGAACCAGGAACCTTAGAGTTAACAGCTCTCTGCTCTGCCGTTGAGCTATGGATCATTGTTACTATTTATTTATTAAACGACGCTTGATAGCATCAAAAATCTTTGGATGCTTTTTTGCAGCTTTTCCATTTGGGCGGTTGTCATTTCTGTTACCTTTTGTTTTTGCCATTTTAGTCTTTCTTTATTGTTAAGTCAAAACCACTATTGGTTGCTCTCCACACAGAAGGAGAATGATTTTCTTCTACTGCTTTCTTTGTTTCCAAGTCTTCGTAGAGTCTTATAATGTGTATGCAAGGATCTTCACCCTCACCAAATTGCTCATCTTCTTGTTCAGTTAATGGCAATCCGTCATGTGGATAACAAATTGCTGGACCACAAAACCCTAGAGAGAGTCCTTCTTGTAGCCATTCGTCAAATGTTTTTTTATTCATAGGTATATTGTACTCCTAAGTGGATAGAATGTCAACGGTGCCAGAGCAAGTTGGTGAAAATTTAATTGCAGTTTTTACTGCACCTTCTACCATTTTTTCTGGGGTCATCTTAGTAGAAACAGTTGCAGATAAATATCCCATAGCAAAGGATGAACCAGATCCAATAGATAAGAAGTTAGAAGAAAACTCATTCATAGACATGTCTGAAGAGGTATGCTCATACAGCTTGTCTTTAATTGAAATTAACATTTCTAGTTCTGCATCTTTTGATGTTTCAACCCACCATTCTTCATAAAAATCTTTAAGATATTTTAGAAATGTTGTGTGCATAAAAACATCTAGGTCTTCATCTGGATGTGGTTTTGGAGGATCAAAGCTATATTGTAATCTTTGACCTTCCATAGTTCCTCCATATCCTATTACATATGGACCAAATGCTTTAACTTTTGGCTTAGAAATATGCATGATGGTGTCATCAGTTGATGCCCCACGATCTCCAGCCATATATACTTTGCCATTGGCTTTAATGGCAGCTATACAGGTCATGACAAAATCCCCTCTAAAATGGTGTATCTTCATTATACACTACCCAGAGGGGACTGTCAACTATTGCTTACTTAGAGTTTTTGTCTACCTTAGCAAAGGCTTCATTAATCTCTGACATAGTAAGCTTTCCATCTTCTAGGAAAGATCTAGCTAGTTTTTCAATCACTGTGGCTACGCCTAGAATACCTGCCATAAAGACAGCATCCCATAGCTCAACACCAACGACTGCTCCAGCACCTAAGACCGTTAGTCCTGATGCTGCAAATACTGCTATAATTCTCCAAAAGATGTTTATGATGGTATCCAAACCACCCGTTACTGCTGGTTGCTTCATTTTACCTCCCATGATTATTTATCCTCCTTTTCATAACGAAAGATTGGAAATGTTACTATCCATACTAATAGGGTTATTAATATGAGGTTTCCTGTAAGTTCCTTAGCGGAACCTTCAAGGACAAGCCAAGCTACGACCATACCAAGCAATGTCCATGCTTGATCTATGACGTCCTTAGCTAATGCTGTTAAGAATTTCATGTTATGCTCCATTTCTTAAATTAACTGTTGTTGCTATACCGCTTATAGAAACTGCTGATAGTGCTGCTTGCACTGCAACAATTGCTGTAACGACTACTTTTTCTGAGTCTTCTCTAACTTCTGGACTCATGTCTGCCCCCGCATTTCCAAGAAAGTTAACAAGTTCTGTGGCTCCACCAAGAACGTCTCCAAGAAGCGGGATGGCTGCTAGGGCCTCATCTAATACGATGTCGTCTGCTTCAGCTGCTAGGAATAGAGCGTCAAGAGCTTGTTCGTATTCGTCAGATCCTGGTTCTGCTGTTTCAAACACTTCCAGGGCTGCTTCAACAAGTGCTTCTACCTGATCCTCAGAAAGATCCGTTGCTTCAATTTGATCTAGGTCTATGTTCAGAAGTTCTTCTGAAGAAATATCTACTGGTAATTCTTCCGCAGATGTGATAGACTCTTCTTCTGGTTCTATAATAGAAGGAGTTAATTCGGGTGAAGGTTCTACAGATTCTTCAGGTTCTTCAATTGGCGTTACTGCTTGCTCTGGTTCCTCTGGCTGTATTTCTGGCGGGACTACTGGCTCAGGCTCCAGGGAAGGTTCTGGTGTTGGGTCTACTGGGTTGGTTGGTGGCACGACAGGTTCAACAGGTTCGACTGGAGAGGGAGTTGGACTAGGCTCAGGCGTGGGCTCTGGAGACGGCTCTGGAGTTGGTGAGGGGCTTGGGGTAGGTTCTTCTGGGGAAGGCTCTGGTGTAGGCGTAGGACTAGGCGTGGGCTCTTCTGGAGTGGGTTCTGGGGTAGGCTCTATCGTAGGTTCTGGTGTTGGTGGCTCAGTTATTGTCTGAATCTCTAAAGGAAATACCTGACCACCCTGAGTATAACGAACACCATATCTAGCTCCTCCTGGTGCATTAGAGCTTACCTGATAGGTTGGAGTCCAAGTATAGTTTACTGGATCTACCTGTGCTAACATTCTAATATAGACTGGGTCTCCAGAAGACTGACCCCAAACCATTACTTTCCAGTCAACGCAAATAGAAGTTGCTGTTGATCCATACTTAACGTATAAATCTTTGCCAATACCCCATCCTGGATCCCACTGAGAGCTTGCGTCATTTGCAAAAGCGTGATAGTCCCATGAGCCAATTGATATGGATGGTGTTGCTGGATAATCCCAAAAAGTATAATCACCCTGACCAAAAGTTATAGTTCCTTTTGGACTTATGTAAACGTTACCATTATATACAGTGCCACCAAATTCTAGTGGGGTATTTAAATTCATCAAGAATGCTTGATCACCACCATTGACTTGATAGGTGTCGCACACTGCAGTTGTAGATGCTTTAGCAGTAGTTGGCCAAAGTAATGATAAAGAAAATATAGCTAAGACTATTGCTGAATATAAAAATTTTTTAATTGTGGGGTCTCCTTGTTAGTGGGGTTATCTCTAACAAGACTATTATACCATTTTATTTAATTAAAAAGACTCAACAACTTTTCTTCTGTTGCAGTTCCAGTGTGTCTAGAAACTTCTTTACCGTTAATTATTGCAATAAAAGTTGGAACACCTTTAACACCATACTCAACTGCTGGATCAAACTCATCACTCACGTCAATCTTGTCATAGTTTATATCTAAATTTTCTGAAACAAGTTTTGCAATCAGTGGTTCCATTTGTTTACACGGCTGACACCATGTTGCTGTAAAGTGTAATAGTTGTTTCATTACCTTGCTCTCTTGTCTGGAATTTTAATTTCACAGTAGTCTGTTGTACAGTATGATTCTCCAAGTGCTTCTAGATTATCTACACCGTCGTAAATTGCAGAGAAGTCAATCTTAGCAATACGACCAATGTAGTAGTCATACTCATCTTCTGTAATCTCTGTGTATGGTTGCTGTGGGTATACAGTGTTACCCATTGGCAAGAATGATACAGCCTTTAGCTTACCCTCGTACATATTAAGAACAGATGCTACGTGCTGCTTTTCTGTTTCCTTGTCAAAGGATAGAGTTACTGATACACCATTGTCTGACCAATACTCTTGAGCAGTTGCAGCAAGAGACATCTTCTCAAACAAAGATACCTGCTTCTCGCTACGCTTTTGTCCAGACTTAATTGGGAAGTATACAACTGTAGTATTTGCTGATACTAGGTCGTCTTCACACTTATACCCTGCAGCTTTAAAAAGGTGTAACATTGGGTCTGTGTTTCCAAAACGAATAGCACGTAGGTAGAAAGCACCGCCTGGACCCCAGTGAACTCCAGGTGTTGCACCTGATAGAAGTGATACTGACCCAGATGGTTTTACGGTAGTTACACGAATTGATTCACGAACACATAGCCATTCAGAATACTTCTTGTCATAGAAACGAATCTTGTTGTATCCTTCATCCATCCAGTTACGAACAGTTGGAAGACCATTCTCATCAGCAAAAGATGCAATGCCTGTCAGGGATGTTCCAATACGACGATTACGCTGCATGATTCCATTAGTCTGCTGCCAGTGTGTTGGCAACAAAGTAACAGTCTTACCATATAGATAGGCAAACTTCAGAGTCCGTAGGAAGTCCTCCTTGGACTCATGACGGTTTAGGTGTACCTCAACTAGGGTACAGAGCTCATAGGACTCCAGTGGCTGTTCTGCACACGGATTAAAGCCTACTACACGGTAGTCTGCACCATCTGGTTGGTCTGCCAAACGTCCATAGTTACGAGCAACATCTAACCAAATAAATCCTGGCTCTCCGTTATCTACAATACGATCTACATACTTTGAGTAATCCATACCAACAGTAGCAGAGATAGAGTTATTGCTCATCCATGCCCACCCTGGATTTTTTGGATCATAACTGTTGCGCTCTGGAAAAGCTTCTGCATTCTTTAGGTTTAAGAAATCATCATCGCCCTCCACACCCAAAGCTAGAGTAGCAGAACGACGCACGTTTCCTGATACAACACAGGTTCCAATTAGATTAATGATATCTACAATCGCACGAGAGTCTAAAGTTTCTCCAGCTCTTCCACCAATAACTTTACTAATCTGTTCATGCAAAGCAATTAGTGGTCCAGGTCCTGAAGCAGTTCCTCCAAAGCCTTTGATTGGTGCACCTAATGGTCTAATGAGCGAGTAGTCTAGCTCTTGAATATTTTGGTTTGGTCTCAAGAATGAGTTAAGAAGTAATCTTGTAGCTTCTACCCAACCTTCACGAGTGTCTGGAATCTCGTAGACTACCTTTGGCTCCGTTGGTGCGTGGATTGGAAAGGCCTTGTCTTGTCCAAGGGTATCAAAGCCAACACCAATACCAAGCATAAGAGCATCCATTACCCAAGCAAACAAAGCTCCTGGATCATTCTTGTCTAAGTCTTTTGTAGATACAACGGCACAGTTCTGTAGTGCTGCAGAGTTACGCTTTTCCATTGTTAGTGGTGTTCCAAATGTCCACATGCCACGTCCTGGTGGTGTCCACTTTAGGTTAAACATACGATCAAAAGCTTCTTGTGCAGACTTCTGGGCCTTGTAGTCATTCCATGGTAGGCGGTTATCTTTTGCATGATTCTTCTGGACAGAATACATACCCTCAATAACTCTCCGACAAACCTCATACCAGCGTTCTTTAGTTCCGTCTTCTTTGATGCGAGAATAGGTTCTTGCAAAAGTAATTTCTCCAATGGAGTTTTCTCCTGCGTCTTTAAAACCAAATGGTGCCTCTACAGTAGTGTATTTTTCAACAAAATCTACTGGAAGTCTGAAGGAGAAAAAATCTGACATAAGGATGGTGCCTTTCTTGATTGAGTTAGATGTATATTATAGCATAGTGTTTTAAAAAAAGCAAAACACTGCTTAAAGCTTTGGTTTAGAGTTTTATAAAAAACAAATCTGTTTATATTAAGTTAAAGCTATCTAAAAAGTCACGCACGTCTTCTGGCATTTCTTTTTTTCTGTTAGCCTCTAACAAATCTTGCTGTTCTCTGTTTGCTATCTTTGTAGCATCAGACCATGTGTGAACCTCTACCTCAAGATTCAAATCTCTTGGTGTGTGTGAAATAGCTCCAAAGATTGCACCACAAACAGCATCCGCTAAGTCCTTAGAACTTTTTCTAGGGTGATCAACTCTGTTATTCTTCATAATTTTAAGTTCTGTAAGTTCTTCAAATAACAAATCAATCATTGGCATAGCTAAACGATCTTCATAGATAAGCATAGCCATATCTTCATAATGCTTCTTTGCTACTGATACTGTTTCAGTTCTAATGCCCACAGACTTTAGCTCATTCTGAATATCAAAAGATTGCCAACGGTCAAAGCTAACCATTCCAAGATCAAACCCCTGTCTTCTAAGGTTTTGAATCCACTGCTTAACCTCTGAAAGGTTTACAGGGCCTTCCTTCTTTGGCTCCCACCAAGCTACAGCATCTACAATTACTACTGGGACTACTTGCTCATAGTCTTTCATTACTTGAACAGATACCCACTTTTCTACGTGAGCAATTGCCACTGCACACTTGTCATGTTTTTGTGCAAGGTCAGCGTGAACGTAATACTTTTTGTTTGGATCTGGCTTAAAGGTTTCATCAAATCTTCTAAACTGATCTATTGGATTACGAATTGTCATTGCACCCTGAACTTTTTCACGTTGTTTAAAAAATGCGTCAGAGGAGAAGCTTGGGACACAAGCAAATCTTTGCATAGCATCTCCAAGATCAGTATAAAATGCTAGCTTAAAGTCATCAATTTTACGAGTAGGATTTACAACCCAGGTAGGACGTTTTAAGGCAAACATTCCTGGAAACTTATAGTTAAGGATTGTATCCTCTTCCCAATTAATTTCAAATGAATTACCCTCAGCTTCTTCTGGCAAGTCTGGATTCATAATAAATTTATGAGTCTTTGTTACTACATCTTTGTCTGCAATTACAGCATCGTATCTTTGTGATATAAAGTCTCCTGGGAAACGTGGAAAAGATAGTAGTGCAACTTTTCCTAGGTCTGGAAATCTTGAGTCAACAGATGCACGAAAAGCTTTATAAATATTATCTGCTGTCTTACCTTGGTCATTACCAGTACCAATCTCTTGTGCAAATCCTGATATCTCATCAAGTACCGCCAGAATTAGGTTAAGTCCTTCGTGAGACTCTCGTTCAGAATGTCCTGAGTAGACTGTGATTGAGTGGTCAAATTCAATGCTGTCTGCCTTTGCATAAAACTTTCCAGCAAACCAAGGAGATCTTTCTATCTTTGATTTAAATCCTTTGAAAAAAACGTTCTTAGCTTGCTGAGCGTTAATCGCCACGTTAATGATATCAATCGCATCGCCTCCTGGCTTTCCAAAGTATCTCGCTGGGTCCTTAAGACAAAGGAGTTTATATACGATGTAAGAACAGGCAACAGTAGAGGTAAAGTCTTTACCAGATCCTTTACCAAGCTGTAAAATAATTTCATTCTTTGTATACTTCTTGTAATATTTTTCACCCTCTATTGCTCCCATCAAATCAATTAGATCTTCTTTTTTATATATCTGGCTCATTGCTTCAACAATATCATACTGAACTTGAGATAGTGGTGGTTGTCCTAGGTAAGCTTCACCCTCAACAAATGTTTTTGCGTCTACTGGAATCTCAGCAAAGTTTTCATTCTTTAAAGCTTCAAAAAAATCATTAAACATTGTTGTGGACAACGGTAATTACCTCACCTTTTCTTGCTACCAGAGATAGTTTTGACATAATTTTGTCACGTATTTCTGGATGCTCAGAAGCCACGTCTCTAAGAATGCCAACTAGGATCTGTTGTTTTTCTTCAATATCAATCATTTCTTCTGCAAGTTCTTGGTTTTCTAATAGTCCAGCTTTTTGCAACATATCAATTCTTGTTTTTTCAATATCCATTACAAGCTTAATTGCACCATTCTTGGCACCCAGGTTTGCTGTTGTGGTAGCATCATCTATTACTTCATAGGCTTTGGCAATTAGTTTATTGTAATGAGTGTCTGCCCCAACTAACGCTTCTTTGGCACGTGCACGGATAGCAGCATTATCAGCTGCCATCTGTCGCCACTCTTCAATTAGAGCTACAACCTTTGTACGTGGCAGGTCAAGCTCTTTAGAGATCTTTGTAGGGTCATTGCCCTTTAGGTATTCTTCAACAACCTTGTTAACTTCATCTAGATGTTTAACTAAGTTTTCTTCTACTGACATTATTTCTTTGCTCTCTTTTTTGGCGTACGTTTAATTCTATCAGATTTAAAGCTTCTAAGTGAGCCAATTTGACCACGTACAATCTCAAAGCAATCAACCCATTGAGAGCCAGTCTTATTATTTGTGGTTAGTCCACATACTTTAAATCTAGATCCATACTCACCATTAACTTTTACAATATCTCCTGCACTAATGGTAAAACCATTAAGCTCAAAGCTTGGCTCTGTACTAAAGTCTGTTGGAGATACTAATGCTTCTCTCCTAGGCCTTACCACTACACAGATCTTTCTTTTGCAATCTTAAGTAGGATAAGGTATCCTAGTAGGTCGTCAATCTCGTTGTCCCCTGGCCAATCGTGACCATTCTGTATGCGTGAAAGCTTGTCATCAATGCGAACTAAAAGTTGTTCTACATTGTCTGTTTTTGAAAATATTCTTGAAGGATGTAATGCTGAATCTCCATAAGATCTATTTTTAAAAATTAATAAATCTGTGACCTCTTGACATACTCTTTTGATATCTTCTTCTGTTTTTACACTCATCTTTTACTCTTCCTTAGTCCAAACTTTGCTAGGTAAACGTAAATAGTTTCAACGCTAGCACCACATTCTTTTGCAATCTGCTCTGGTGTTTTTTTATCTACAACATATCTTTTGCGAAGCCAGACATCGCTAGTATATAGTTTAACACTCATTATTTATTTTGTCAACTTTCCCCAGTTATGAATAGCCCAGTGACCAATGCCAATTGCATCAGCTACGTCATTATCACTAACAACTATATCATAGTTAATATTAATAAAGTTAATAGTTTTTTGTTTTCTAGATTCACGATCAAAGTTTTTATACCAAGAGTCAGATTTTCCAGGGAATTCATTACGAACCAAAAGCTTGGCGTCTTTCGTAGTCTTTCCATTACCAATAAAGCTTTGCCAGCTAATTGGATTAACTGCTCCAGCAACTTTGATTCCTGCTATGCCTGCAGCCCCCAGAAGCGCTCCCTGTACCAATGCAAGATCTGCAGCAGTCTTTGGACTATTAATAAATACCGTATGCTCAATTACAATTGCATCAATGTCAAATTGCTTAAACAATGCTAATGTTTTACGTGCAGCATCTTTAACTTTTGAATATGTATTCATACCCTGAAAATTAATCTTTCCAAACTTGTCTAAAGAGTTTCCAGAAAAAATAGCAAAAGCTAGACTATTTGTACTAGCATCAATAGAGCAGATAGTATTTGGCTTATTGCTAGCTATTATCGTTTTGATAGTCATGCATAAATCCTTTCAGCTCTCTTATCTTTTTATTAACCTGTTTTTTATCTACATGACATGAGTTGCACAAAATATGATCATTGTAGATTGAAAGCTTTGTCCCACAGTTTGCAGCACAAAGTCTATTCTTTTGGCTATTCTTTTTTCTTTTATTTTCTTTATGTCTTTCAACAATCTTTTCTTTTGTTGCGCTTTCACGACAAACAGAAGAGCAGTATATTTGATATGGTACGTTTGGACTAAAGCGATTGCTGCACCAACTACATTGTTTCAACTAATGCCTCCAGAGATTTAATCTTCACAGACCCAACCCCTGCATCAGCACATACCTTTGAAATTGGACAAGTCTTACAGATCTTTGAATTAGCTCTGTAGTTTTTTGTTGGTAAGGTTTTGTCTACCCACGCCTTACGAACGTCTCTCATCCACTGGAATGCATTTTCTACCCATTGTCTATAATAATCATTTACTTCAACAGGAAGAATCAACAAGTCGTGATTGTTCTTGTTTTCATAAATAAGAACTGCTTTTGCTTTTTTAAGAATCTTCATGTAAATAAGAAGTTGAATGAGGTGACCAGTCTTGGGCTTACCTACTTTCTTACGATACTCAAAGCCTTCCATTGGCATAGTCTTAATTTCACCAAGAAGCTCTTCGCCTTCCCAGTTAAGAATGACGTCGCCAAATCCAAAGATAGGTGGGTCATTTGCTACAACCTTAAACTCTGAATCAACCAGAAGTCCTGGAACATTTCCCATGGCTTCTTGAATACGCTCGTGAGACTTTGTACCAGCAGTCATGTTGGCACCACCATAAGCATCTGCATTATCTTCAAACACTCCGCCCTCAAAAGCAAGGTACCAGTATCTTGGACACTCTCCATGAGAGAATGCGATAGTGCTAGGTGCAAAAGTTTTCTTTTGTGTAAACTTATCTATACGATTAACGGTATAGCCAGAATTAATCTTTTCAATTAGTGCTTGGTTATCTAGAAATGATTTTTTATCTGCAATCTTTTTAATCATTACTTCTTGTAAAAAATTTTTAGCCATTATTATTTTTCTTTTCTCTTAGAGTTCTATTATACACTAGCGAGTAATATACTTCAAGGCAGATACTAAACTATTTATAGCCTCTGCTGCGGTATAGTATAGGTTTTTCTTCCCACGGTCTGACTTGTCCACATTGGCCATCCAGGTGGCTCTGAAGGCCATTTTAGCGGCAATTGCCTGCAGTCTTACAATCTCAATCGTTACTACGTTAAGTGGGATATCTGGCTTAATAATAACCTTAGCAATAAAGGTAAGAGCCTGCGTTAGTTCTTCGTCGTTCATGTAGTCAGCAATTTCTGACAAACCATTAACCATGTCTATTGTTGTTTTATCTTGTTCCATTATTTTTCTCCTGTTAATTGTTCTAGTATTCCTAATTCTATTATAGCAAGTCTTGTCTTTGGCGTACCCTCGCCAATTACTACAATGATGGCTGGATCATTACCATTACGAATTGCATCAGTAGTTGCCTTAGCCCAAACATCTTTATTAAGAGTAAAGCTTTTCCCAACCTCTTTAAAGTCTACAGTAAAAGTCTCAAAGGTTGCATCCCCCTTGTGAGTTCCTCTTCCAGAATTTTTATGAAGCTTGGCTCCAATTCTTTTGCTTTCAGACTTTTCGCTCAAGATAATCCTTTTTTGTTTTCTTAGCAAGACTAACTCTTGATACATGTTTTTTTGAACATTGCCAAGTTAGATCTAGAGTATCTTTCCAAAGACGTAGAGTTGGCACTTCTTCTTTACATCTTTGACACAAGAACTTTCCAGGATGAGTATAGAACGTTTGGTTATTTTGCTGATTCAACGCCATTTACCTGATCTCTGATTGAACCTTGGAGCTCAAGGTCTTCACGCACACGACTTATAAAACCATCTCTACCCTGTACCTTAGAGCCGTCAGGAAGAATATACCAAGCACCAGTTCTTTCTACAATGCCCATAAGTTCTGCTGTATCAACCAAATCAGCAATGACATCAATACCAACCATGTTACCTCTAAAATAGAAATCATATTCGCCACTCTGAAAGCCAGGACTCGTTTTACTAAACTGCAATTCCCAACGAATTTTTCTACCAATCTTTTCCTCAATTAGCTTATCTCCAACAGGAATCTTACCCTTGATAGCCTGATTGTCAGACTCAGAGCTAAATAGTTTAATGACAGATGAAGAATAAAATTTAGTAGCCTGGCCACCACTTGGTTGCTGACTTGTATACATTGCACTAATATTATTACGACTCTGACTAATTAAGACAAGTAGCGTAGGCTTAACTTTATTATTTGCATAGTTGAGCATCTTCCACGCATTACTAAAGTCCCTTGACTCTGCTCCAATTTGTTTAGTATTTTCTAATTCTTTAAGCTCGTCAGTTCCTTTTTCAAAGTAAATGGCTGGTAGCAAAGATGTGATTGAGTCAATTACAATTATATCTACTCCAGCATTCATCAAGCCTGTGCCAACCTCAACCATTTCATTAATGGTTCTTGCTTGAGATACAATTAAGTTATCAGTATCTACCCCTAAACTTTTTGCCCAATCTTCTGAATAAGACATCTCGGCATCAATCCAAGCACAGAGCTTTCCTTCTTTTTGTGCAATACTAATCATTTGCAAACATAAGGATGACTTTGCACTTGACTTGCTTCCCCAAATAAGAACTTGTCTACCATAAGGCAGTCCACCACTAAGAGCACGGTTTAGTCCTGGGCTTGGTGTTTTTTGATATTCTGTTTTAAATCCTGCTCCATTAGAAAGTCTCTTACGTAGCTTTGGATCTAGTGATGCGAACGCTTCTTCAATAGTTGTCATTAAAACTTTACTCCATGTCTTTCTGGACGTGACTTATTAAAGTCAGTCTTATTATTTAGTGCTACTTGAAGCTCTCCATCAACATAACCGTGATTTCTTAGCCCCTGATACAAGTCAAGAGTTCTAATGATAATGTCTGCCATTTCATCAGCTACTTCTTGCTTGCCCTTGTCTTTACGAATAGCTTCCATAACCTCAACAGCTTCTGATACAATCATCATTAATTGTTTAGTGACAAAAATGTCATCAATCTTGTTAGGCCAAAATCCTTTTTCCACTGCTGTTTTGTGAATCTCTTTTGCCATACCATCTAGTGACAGATGAATCATTATTCTACATCCTCCATTATTACTGTTCCATCTTTTGTTTTTCCAAAAGAAAATTTATAAGAGTGTCCTTCTTCAATCTTCATGTATGCCCTAGCAAAAGATGTTGGGAATACTGTAACTGAGTGTAACTTACGATCAGTATCGGCTAATACTAAGGATGCCATCTTCTTTCCAGCCTTTGTAATTCTTGGCTTAAAAGAAACAACAAATAGTTCTTCGTCTTTATAAGGAAGCTGGCGGTAGTTAAGAATCTTTACAAGTCCAGATTCAGAACTCCTAGTCTCGTCAGCAGGGATGGCAGTAACAATACGATTATCGCTGCATAAAAGAACATAAGTTTTGCCAGACTCAATACTTGTTTGTTCATCATCAAAGATACCTACACTTCCAGTTTTATCTAGTATTTCAACACGTGACCAACCTTTGCCACGCTTAATTGTTTTGATCATTCCCATAAGAATAAATGCACCCTTTTCTTCAAAGTCACAGACCTCATCCATAAAGGCATAGTAGTGCTGTGGCACAGAAGTTTGAAACTCTGGAAGATTTAGATACTCATATAAGTTTTGACGGATCTCTTCGTCATTACGTGGGTTGTCAGTAAAGGTTGCTCCACCCACAGCCCTAAGAGCAGCAAGAGCACGACTGTTTACGCCACTACCTTTTGTAAAGGTAAACTCTTCTAGGTGCTTGTAGTCTCTGAATGGACGTGCATCCATGTACTTGTTAGCAATGTTATCACTAATGTACTTGATTGCTGTTAGTCCAAACCTAATTCCCTTACCCTCAATCTTAAAGTCAGCATCGGAGTCGTTGATGTGAGGAAGCTTTACCTTAATATTCATACGCTTTGCTTCAATAAGATATTCTGTACGAGCATCCTTGTCGCTCTCATTCTTTAGAATAGCAAACATAAACTCTAGAGGGTGATAGTACTTTAACCAAGCTGTCCAGTATGACAATGTTGAATATGCTACAGCGTGAGACTTGTTAAAGGAGTAACCTGCGTGTGCTTCAAAGTCGTGCCACAAGTCTTTTGCATCGTTAGGAGATAAGAACTTTGATGCACCTTCAACGAACTTGTCTTTAAACTTGTCAAACTCTTTAGCATCTTTTTTCTTACCAATAATCTTACGAACTTGGTCAGCTTCTGCCATGGTCATTCCACCAAGCTCTGTACAGGCTTGCATAACCTGCTCTTGGTACAAAATACATCCATATGTTTCTTGTGTAAATGTTTTCATTACTTGGTGGTGATAGCTAATGTTTTGCTTACCATGTTTACGAGCAATGTAATCTTTTCCAATAGTGTTCATAGCACCTGGACGAACAAGTGCGTTAGACGCAGCAAGTTCTGCAAAGTTTTTTACACCCATCTTAACAAGCAAGTTTGTATATGGTGTAGCTTCACACTGGAAAACACCTTTAGTGTATCCATCAGAAAGCATACGATAAACATTGGCATCTTCCATATTAATCTTATGAAGATCAACCTTGGTTCCATTACGCTCTTCAACAATCTTAATAGTGTCTTGAATAACAGACAAGGTCTTTAGACCTAGAGCATCAATCTTAATTAGACCAATACGTTCTGCTTCTGCCATGTCTACTGCTACTACTGGGATACGTTCTTTTGTTCCTGGTGCCGTGCGAGTTTCCATAGGAGCAAACTTAAAGATAGGTTGCTTAGATGTTACAACACCAGCAGCGTGAATACCAGTGCCACGAATACGACCACGTAGCTGGTCTCCATACTTTTCAATTTCTGGATACTTTTCACGGAACCATTCAGCCTGTTTAGAGTTACAGTAATCATCCCAAGTATCAACAACTTTCATAACTTTGTTGACATCAACAAGTGGAATGTTTAGCACACGAGCAATGTCACGAACAACACCTTTGTCTTTAAAGGTAAGGAAGGTTGCGATAGAAGCTACGTGTTTGTATTGTCTAACTAAGTAGTCTTTTACTTCATCACGACGGTTGTCCTGGATGTCTGTATCAATGTCTGGGAAGTCATTACGTTCTGGATTAATAAAACGGAAAAACAGTAAGCCATGTTTGATAGGATCAATGTCAGTAATGCCTAGTGTATAACAAAGCAAGGAGCCTGCAGCAGAACCACGACCTGGGCCTACCATAATGTTTTCTTTCTTTGCCCATGCAATCATAGAGCGAACTACCAAGAAGTAAGGACCAAAGTTTTTATCTTCAATAACTTTCATCTCTTCTTCAATTCGGTCAAGATATACCTGATCTTTGTCTAGTCCCATTTGGGTTAACCCTTCTAATGCAAGAGTTCTTAGTTCTGCATTAGGATTTTTATATTGTACTGGAAGAAGGTCTTGGTAGTCTTGAATGTCATAGTCTTCTATTTTATCTACGATGTCAAGAGTTGCTTGATACATATCTTCACGATCAATACCTTGCTTTTCCATAGCTGCTTTCATCTCTTCATAGGAAAGCAAATGAATCTCAAAGTTTTTAAATGACATCTGACGGTCTGCACCATATAGATAATCAAGACGGTCCATTAAATTGTCATGCTTGCAAGACTTCTCATAGGTAACATCCTTTTCAGTCTTGTTAGAGTATGAGTTAAGAATAAGCTTTAGCTCTTGAATTTCTGCCTGAGATGGGTCAGAGTGGTGACAGTCAGGAGTTACAACTGGAGTAATTTTAAACTCATCTGCTAGATTAAGAATGGTCTTGTTAATCTCTGGAGGATTGTGAGGCATTACCTCTAGGTAATAATCTTCACCAAAGGTAGACTTGCACCACTGAATATGTTCTTTTGCATAGGCTAGTTCATCTGCTTCAATTGCTTTAGCTAGGACACCAGAAAGGCATCCAGAAGTAATTATTAGACCTTCTTTGTATTCTTGAAGAATCTCCCAGTCAATTCTTGGCTTCTTGTAGAAACCTTCTGTCCATGCAATTTCATTTAGCTTGTTAAGGTTTTCCAAACCTTTCTTGTTCTTAGCAAGAATAACTAAGTGGTTGTAGTTAAGATCTAGTGGGTCATTCTTTGCTTTCTTGTCTGTGTGGTCATGACGGTCTTTAGTTATGTACCCCTCAATTCCAAGAATTGGCTTGATACCCTTTTCTTTTGCAGCACGATACATCTCACGATGACCAGACAAAGAGCCGTGGTCAGTGATTGCAATGGCTGGCATACCTAGCTCAGCTGCACGGTCTACGTACTCCTGTGGCGTTGCAATTCCATCAAATAGAGAGTAGTGGGTGTGAACGTGTAGTCCAGCGTAGTTCATTAATGTCCTTCGTTAGTTAAATAAAGTTTTGAGATGGGTAGTTTTAGGAGATACCCAGCTCAACTTTTTACCAGTCAGCGTTGCTAGTAGTTGCAGCACCTGGGCCATCAAAGCCTAGGTAGAAGCTCTCTTGCTCTGCGTATGGAACGTGGCGAACAACCTTGTCTAGATTAAACGGCTCAATGCCAGTCCAGTCAAAAGGTTCTGTGTCTGGTGCGGTTGGAATTAGAGTATAGTTTGTTTCAATACCCTGACCATTACGCTTCAGCTTCCACTGTAGGTTTGAAATTGATCCAGTCTCTAGAGCATATTCACGAATAGTGTCAAATGCTGATTGCTTTGAAATACCCTGAGACCATACAGCAACATATGGTGGCTCTAGACCATCGTCAATGACTACGTTGCAGTAGAAACGAAGACGTGCTCTCCAGCCAGCCTTTGGATCCTTACGGTGCATCTCTTCTGCCCAGTCACGACCTTCGCTATCCATGGTGTCTAAAGCCTTACGCTTGTAATCTTTTGGATTTGTGTGTTCCTTAACCACAACAGCTAGACCACGACTTGCGTCGTATCCAGATGAATCAGCATCTAGCTCTTCAATGAAACGAATCTTTGCAGATTGTCCATCAGCTAGCTTTACCCAACGAACCTTTGGCCCTGCAGATGGGTCTGACTTTGGCTTGCTATCTAGTAATGCATTAATGTTTGCTAGTCCTTTTACAATGCTCATGTTTTATTTCTCCTTATGTGTTTTCTTATTTTTAGTTTAGCATGTTTAGTATGGCTTTGTCAAATGATTCATCAAGGTTTTTAATATCTTCATTTGTCATATCACCAATATCTTTATATTGTTTATCTAGTTGTATCACGCTAACACGAGCACCAAGACGTTCTACAATCTTGGATTTCATGTTACCGCCTGCTTCATCATTGTCTGCAATAACTATAATGTTATTGAAGTATTTTTGTAGTAGGTCTATTTGTACATTAGATACGTTGGCTCCTAATGTAGCTACCGCTGGAAATCCACACTGGTCTAAACGAATAACATCAAAGGAAGACTCTACAATATAGACCTTGCTTGACGTTTTAACCCTGTGTAGATTAAAGAGAACTTTGCTCTTTGGTAGTCCTGGTGTGTTCTTAAAGTCTTTTCCCTCAATTGATCTGCCAACAAAACCAACCTCCATACCATCTGGAGAATGAACTGGTATTGTAACCATGTCTTGCTTTTCAGAAAATCCCAAAGAAAACTTTTTAACAGAATCTTCTGTTATAAGTCTGCCTTCATAGTATCTCATTGCACGTGGAGACTCTAGAGCTTGTGAGTTTAAACGCTTAATCAAAACTTGGTCATACTGATTGTAGACTGGTTTTTCATGTAATTGTTTTTCAATGTCATAGGCTAAGTCTGCAAGAGTCTCTTTGCTTTTAATGTATCTTGCTGCCTCAAAATATGTTCTGCCACTCATTGTCATAACTAGCTGAGTAAGATCTGTTACGTGTTGGCAAGCAAAGCAATAAAATAATCCTGAAGACTTATCAACTTCTCCTGCTGGAGTTCTTGAGTTGTTGTGGTAAGGACAAAATATAATATAATCAGAATCAACCTCAGACATGATGTCTACACCTGCGCCAGTTAAGACACGTTTAATCTGTTCTTTTGTGTAAACTTCTTTTCTTTTCATCTGGGTGTTGTCCTCTAGTTGTCTTCCATGTCTTTGTACCTGTAGTATCCCTTGTCAAAGTCTGCTTGGACAAAGAAGTCTCCCATAAAACCATTTCTGTTTTTACGAAAGGCACACTCTATGATATCACTATTTGTAGCACGACCAAGTGCTAAAACCCAGTCAGCATCGTAGGCAATCTGACGTGACCATGCAGTCTGACCTAGAGTAGGAACACCACTCAAGTCATTCACATCGTCAGGGGTAGCTGATGAGATAGCAATAATAGGAACTTCTTCACCAATAGCTAGAAGCTTTAACTCACGAGACAAATTCTTCATGCGAACAACTTCATTCTCAGACCTTTGGTTTGGAGACATAAGCTGTAGATAGTCAACAATAATAAAGTCAGGCCTATATTGATCAATTTTTCCACGAACAACTGATGGGTTAATTTCTCCACCAGAATCATTAGAGATAATATGAAACTCTGGTTTACCTGTCATCTCAACGTCATACCACTTCTTTAACATGTCTAGCTCAATCTCACCATTGCTAATCTTACGATGTGACCAAATGCCTTCTCCCATAATCGTTAGAACACGATTACGAACTTCTGTCTCTGACATCTCTAGGGAAATGATTAGTGGTGACTTGCCTTGCTTCCATGCCTGTACCGCAAAATATAAAGCCATCCAGGACTTACCAATACCTGGATAAGCCAGGAATACCCCAAGCTGTCCTGGCATAATTCCAGATGGTAGATAATTATCAAATCCTGGCAAATTGGTTTTAATACCAGTTATACCTAGAGCTCTTTGTGCTTTTACATTTTCAAAGTATGCAATTGTTGAGGCAAGATCTGTAACATCAATGTCACGAATAGTTGCTGTATTCTTTTTTAGTTCTGATGTTTTTGTAATAAGTTCTTCAAGAGCTTTGTTGCCCTCACCAGACTGGACCTCTCCTGCAGCAACACGAAGAATATCTTTTAGGCTATCTGTTAGATACTCACCTTGCAACTCTTCTAGATGATGCTTTGTTGATCCTATGTTCTCATCTACAGCAAAGTCACGAAACTTTTCAATAACCAAATCTTTTGGAGGAACTGCTTGATTAATTTCAAAATACTTACGAATGAATTCCCAGATGTCTCCATGGGTCCTGAGTAGCTTTTCTACATCAGCTTGTAGCAAGACATGCATCTGCTTATCTTCAAGTAGTGCTGATATTACCTTTGACTCTGTGCTACTCACTTAGCCACCTTTTTGCCATCTCTCTACGCTCTGCTCGTTCTCTTTCATCTTTAGCCTTTTCATCCATTGCTTGCAAAAGTTTTTCTGCATTGTAAGCATAAAATGTCCAGCTGTTGGTTTGTGCTACTTCAAAATAATAGTACACTAGTCTTAGGGATAAGTCAAGACCAAAAGACTCAATAACAGCGTCAGCTGCCCATTGTTCTGAATTTAAATTTAGTAATGGCTTAGCACCATACTTCTTCAAGTGTTGACTAGAGTAGGTGCCTAGCAAAGCCATACGGTCTTTGCGAGCTGCCACTATTCGTCTATCTCAGTCTTAGCTTCGTTAATTTTGTCTGCAAGTTTTGCTTCTACAAAACTGTAGACACGCTCAAAAGCTTCATTGACAGTCTCACTATCACGACGTGAGTCAACAACGCCAATATCAACTCTTAGAGACTGAAAGTTGCCTAGGTTAAGTGTATAACCTAGTGTAACGTTTACCTTGGTGTCTTCGTTGTTCATTTATTTACCCCTCCAGGCATTATATTGATTCGCTCCAAACAGGAATGTATCTACCATCTTCTGTTCTTGTATAAGTCAGTATACCATCTCCCATGCGCCTTGTCAACTCTTGATTGGTAGGGGTCATATTGTTAGTAATAAGACCATCTTTTCTTGGTTGACCAATGTGTATTGACGCTAGGATACTGCGAATTTCTTTGACTTGTGATTCTGAGTAGTAGCTTCTTATCTGCCACCCAGTTTTTCCATCCTTAGATGAACCCATAGGCTCTGGGATTACTCCCCTTTTCATCAAGCTTGGCATATACTTTTTATGACGATTAACTAACTTAGCAGTTTCTCCTACTGTATATGCACGTTCTCTATTGCGTTTAAAATCTGAGGTAAAACAAGTTTCCATTCTATCTTTAGTTATATTATAAAATGTAACCATTCCAGTAGAGCGACTTGTGTGATGTGGTCTTACAAGATCTCCATTTAAGAACCAAACTTTTTTATTGCCAGAAATTGCTGGGTCGCTATTATAAGTTTCTACTAAAAGACGTTTTTGTTTTTCTTGCATTAATTTGGAATTCCGATTATAATTAGATTAACTGTTGTGGATGCATTTCCAGCAGTATCAAACCTAACTAAACCAGTTAATCCATTTGCATCAACACTTGTTAGCACAACAGTAGCTCCATCTCCTGCAGTATTAACACCTCCAGTATTTACAATTGTTGCAGTTACGATTGGTGTGTATTTAAAATTTGCGTTAAATGGATACTCAAAAGTTTTTGTAGATCCAGCCAATGCTTGTCCAGCTGGAATGTTAACAGATCCACCAATCATTCTTACTTCTGAAGTTTTAATATCTTGTTTTCCAGCTGATGTTGTATCAATGCTTGTATAATTATATCCAGTTGTTGAAAGCTGGTCAGATAGTTGATTTACAGCATTAGTAATCTGGTAAATATAACTAACGTCAATTGGCTGCCCTCGTTCAGGTAGTGGTATTTTTGCCATGTTTTTCTCCTTATGATTCTATTATATTGTCTAGCTCACATATTGTCAAGACTTGTGATATTTCTTTAACAATGCTTTCAATCTGTATAACAACTTCTATTGAAGTCGTTCCAGCTGGAGCTATTATTGAATAAGTATGAATTGGCGATGTTCCGTGATAAAAAAAGGGGTCGCCATCAAAACTAACAAAAATATCATACCTTGGACGATTAACTTCATCATCCCAAACAATTGTAACTGATGAACCAGAAACTGTTAATTCTCCTGAAACTTGTGGTGGCAAAGACTGTAAAGAAAAAACTGTTAATGGTGTTATTTCTGACCAGTGAGAAAACTTATTTCTGTCTTCTGACACAATACGGTATCTTAGAAGGTGTCCATAAACATCTTCTGCTAACTTTGCTAAAGGGGGAAAGTCTTCTTTTTTAATAATAACTTTTTTAATTCCAGAATCAGCCACTAGGTCACATCCAATATAAATCTATATTCAATATAATTGCTAGTATTTTGAGACTTTACAACTGTAGTTGCATCAGAATTTTGAATAATAGAATATCCAGTTAGTCCATACAAAGGATTTACAGTGTTTACGTTATCAAGCCTTAAGGCGTCTAGCGAAATGTAAAATTCACCACTTGCGTATTGTGCTTCTCCATTTGGACTTAGCGCTGCTGAAGTAACGTTTCCATTAGTTTTAGCATAAGTAAATGTAGTTGCTGTTGGTGTTCCAGTAATTAAATGGATGCCATTAAAAATTGAATCAATGCCGCTAATTTTTACATAATCGCCTGTTGTAAAAGAATGATTTTCGCTTGTTGTAAGGGTTGCAACATTAGTTGTTAGTGCTTTGTTGGTTATTGAAATTGTATCAGTAGTCGTTGCATAAATTCTAACAATTGAAACATTTTTCCAGGAAAATTGTCCAGTATTATAAAATAGCTCATCTAGTCTTTTTGTTGCAACAACATATCTATTGTTGATAGAATAGTGTTGTTCTTTTTTTGCTTCAATTTGCATCCATGCATATTGAGTTCTATCAGTATTACTAAATTCAACAATGATATTTGCAGAATCTGGAATATCGTTAGACTCTCCATTTACAGCAACTATAGAAAACGCTAGCTTTATCAAATCTGATGATGAATTTTTACTTAGATCTGTGGGCAGTCCAGTAATCTGTAAAAAGTTTGGAGTTCCGTTATATGTTAAAAAGTCTTCATCGTTAGAGTATGTGTAAGAACTATTTCCCTTTAGCAATAAAACATTTGAGAGATATCTTGGTCTTTCATATCTCTGTACTCTTTTATCATTAGAAAAAATACCATTGCTTGTTGTAGTTTTAATTGCTATAGGCTGTAATGTTTCTGGACCTGATGTGCCTTCAAGATCAACGCTAATGACGTTAGAGCCATTGATGATAGAGTTTTGAGCTTCAACAAAGTTTGAATTTATTGAAGATGCATTGCTTACGCTATTACTAGAAACTAGTTGCCAAGGCTCTTCGCCAGAAAAAGCAGATATTGTTTTACTGTCGTATCTTCCTGCTGCTGAGTTAGATCCTGCAGAATAAATTCCAATTTCTGAAATTTCATATCTCTCTTCAGTTGGTAGCTGTGCAGTTAAAATAATTTTATTAACACCATCGTCATTTACATATCCACGTGAAGAAATTGGAACACGAAGCATTTCAAAATCTAAAACATTTTTGTTTGGATCAATTTGTAAGTATAAAGTTGCTCCAGAAAGATTTGTTGTTGGTCCTGGAGTAACTACAAAATCTGTTCCAGATCTGATTGTTGTAATGATGACATCGGTTGTGCCAAATGCTCCAGTGCCACCGATTATTTGTATTTTTGCACCCACCCACAATTCTTCTGTAGATGCTGCAGATAAAACTTGTGCAACCCCTCCAGTTCTAAACGTAAGATTCCCAACTGTGTTTGTGGTTTCTGATGTTACTGTAATTGCTGTTGGGCCATCAATGCTAGTTATTGTTGTATCGCCACCAAAAACTCCTGTACCCGAAATTCTTGTAACCGTCATTCCTACAACTAATCCAACAGTAGACGAAAGACCAGTAACTTGTGTTGCCAAAGTTGTAGATGAAATTGTTCCAGACAATGTTGCAGTTGATACTCCAGATTTTATGCCAGTGTCTATTGGAGCAGCCCCACATCCAACTGCTACATATGAAGCATATGCTGGAGTGTCTCCAATGAGATACTTTGCAATAATGCTTTTTCCAGTATTAGTTATCATGTTTAAGCTCCTATCTCTTCTATTATACCAGCACTGGCAATTTGAATTTCTATTTGTTCGTCAGATCTTATATTAATAAACTCTATAATAGCGTTTCCAGTTTGCCCTTCGGATTCAAGATAGAATGTTGCTCCATTTGGTCCACGACCAACATTTGGAATTTTACTTCTTAAGTTAATTAAAAAGTTTGAAAAAAACTTGTCTGATGTTTCTTGCAACCTTAGTAGGGTAGTTGGATTATAGGTTTCTTGCAAGATTCCCAGATTTTTAAAGGGCTGATAGATAACACTTTGACCATTAACTGTATCATTTCTTGCAATAGTTAAGAGTTCTTGACCACCAACATCTTCAAACAATAAGTCAATGATAAGATTATCGCTAAACGTTTCATCAATAAACTCTATAGTATCAATTGGTGCGCTTTTGATTCCTGTATATTGTGGCGGGTCTGGAAGATTTAGTGTTGGTGGGGTTGGTGCTGGTTTGCTTATTACTGGGCTAGCTGCAACAGGTGCTGGTGATGGGGAGGTCTGAGTCCCACCGTTATTTCTTCCTGTGTTATTTCCCCCACTATTAGTGTTACTCCTAGTGTTACTGCTAGGACCTCTAGGCCCATTACTTCTTTGCTGAGCTGCTGCGTAGGCTCTTGCTCTTTCGTCTGCTACTGCTGCGTGATGCCTAGCTGCTGCTGCCCTTTGCCTTGCTAACTCAGCTGCTGCTCTGGCTGCTCTAGCCTCTCTTTCTTTGTTGTCTGCAAGTCCCATTACTATACCTCACTCAAATAAACAGTCATTTCGGGTCCACTAACAGACCTACGATAGCTAATATTATATACTACATATCTAACAGAGTCTGGAGTTATTAGGTCAATACCGTCTGAATCTTTATAGTAAACATTGACTAAGTCTCCAAGTTGTAGGGTTGGCATTGAAAAAATATCCAAACCAATTGATTTACGTGGCCTAATATTTTTATCAATTATCCACTCTAACAAATTTTCTGCAGTGTCTAAATCTTGTATATATATAGAATCTAGGGTAAAATCATTTTTACCATAAAGAATTCTGCTCTGTCTAATTTTTTCGTATTGCTCTGTAAACTTAAAGGGAGATTCAGTTATTACAGATCCTTTGATTTCTGGATCTGAAGTGTTTCCTCTTCTTTTTAAAAAATCATCAACGGTTACACTTGTAGTGTTTTCACCAGTAAAGGCAATACCTAAAATTCTAAGTGAATTATTTGTACTAGAATCTAACAGTAAGAGTGAATCAGTGTTGTTAAATACTAAAAATTCTGCTCCATAAGAATCTGCGGTAAAGCCAGAAACAGT